CTAGCAACTAGGTATCTATAGATTGTCCAAAGCATACGGTCGTCTAGCGCAAGCAGTTCTCTAGGACTGATGCCGGTTTCTACGGCGATACTGGCAATAAACCAGTGCGCTGAACTATCGCCTAGACCTTTGATTTTGGGTCGGATTCGACACCGCCGACCGCATCAATCTTTCCTAGCCAGTCTTCAAAGCTATCCGTAGTAGCGCCGGTGCGCTTCTCGGAGTGCCAAGCTAGGTAATAGAGATAGCTCACCTTGGGATCGTTGCCCAAAGAAGCGATAGAGATTCCGTATTTTTCTTCGAATGCGACCATGTCGGCAGCGTTGGCTACTATGTCTTTGCCAACGCCACCTTCATAGTCAATGTGTAGGTTGATTTTCATAGCTTTATCGTATCAGAATTACGCGGTTGCGTAAGTAACTGCGCCAGAAGTTGGGAAAGTAACTGACCAAGTAGCTAGGTCACCTACTGCGCCCGAAACTGGGGTAAAGCTGTTGATTAGAACAGTAGCGGTGTATCTTGGTGTCGCTGCGGTTGGGGCAGTTCCGTTAGCAGCAATCAAAGTTACAGTTCCGATTGTTCCTACTAGATCCTGGAAGGTTCTAGAAATAGCGCCGGTTCCGTAATCGTGGTGGAAGTCTAGGGCTACTGAACCCGACTTTAGACCACCGATTACCTCAGTCCATCCACCGCTACCGAAATCAGTAACAGCAACTTCCGCAGAGTTGATTACTAGTTCAGCTCTAGCAACTGATCCGCTTATGTCGCTGCCGTTGAGGCTGACAGTTGTTCCTGTCGCTACAAACTTTGCCATATGTTTTTCTCCTTATACATAAACAGCGACCAGAAAATCTGCCGCTAAATAAGTTTGGTCGTTCATTGTTATTGCTCCCACGTTGGGCATAGATTCGCAAACAACATCGCTAACTACTCCACCGAGGGTTCTGTTCGATTCTACACCCAGTTTGACACTCGAAGCGCCGGCTGGATTTACATAAAGATCTAATGCCCTTTGGGCAGCTCTTTCGCTGGCTCGACCAACTATCACCTGAACAGTAAAACTGTATTTGGCACCAAACCTCATGTCTATGTGGTAATCGATGCTTGTTAGGGCAATCATTGCGACTGGTGGTTGTGGATTGTCTAGGACTTCATCACTAACCCGCAGTCCAGAAATAGTTGCTAAATTGTCGGCTAGACCGGCACGAATAGCAGATAGCTCTGCCATTTACGCCATCCTAATCCGGCGGTATGGCGCGAGTATCGAAGCAACATCCGGATCGATACGGCTGACCCTAATAACTCCAATTTCACCGATACCGGCTACACCGAGCGGCGAGTCGTAACGCTTGTATTGACGCTGGCTCAAGATGATACAGGCTTGCTTTATTTCACTCGGCACGCTAGCCCAACCGAAAGTTCCGGTGACCTGAACAGTTGCCTCGCCACCATAAACAGGAAAAAGAAAATCACCCACAGCGCGTATTTGTGTATAACTAACATTTAGACCACCTGCCATTCCGTTCAATGGCTCTAGCTGGTAATCGGTGGTTTTCCAAGTTGTGTCAAAAGTGCCATCAATGTCGGTTTGTGTCTTGATAGAAGTCAATGTGACTAGATCGTCAATTTCCGTGATGTAGCTGTCGTTCGGTGTATAAATTCGAGTGGCTGATGTTGTATAAAATCTGCGCTGACAATGTCCGTCAATTTGCCGCGAAGCCGATTCGATTGCTGTTTCAATTAGTGCGTCATCGACAGTATCAGCAGTCGGTATTCTCATAGCTGCTTTGACCTGTGCCAAAGATGCGTAGCCGTTTGTTATTGCCATGGGGATCTCCTTAGAAAGCTATTGTAGCGTGTCTTTTTGTGGTCATAATTTTTAGTTCAACAACCCTAAATCCCTGGCTAGTTGATGAACCTGCGCAGTCCCAGCCGCTTTCACAGCCGGATCTTGATTTTGCCCACTCATCGTCAATCGATTTGTTCCGGCATCAAAAATAGATCGTTGTGTTCTGCCGGCGAATGGCTTAGCTAATCCCTTATGAACCATATGAACAGCCATCGCCCAATCCGGAAATTGGTATCGATAATCGAAGCCACCCGACTTTTTGTAAAGATCTAATGTCATTGGCTCAGCACCAACCAAAGTAAATCTGTGTGGGATAGTTTCGGCATCCCAATAGCCAGACCACATGTGCCCAGTTTGGCGGACAATCAAAGTGTCCGTAATCAAATTACAACCCTGTGCGTCAGCCTCATCAATCGCGTCTAAAGCGGTGGGCAAAAACTCATCATCAGCATTACAAAAAGCTAGCCATTTGCTCTTGGCTTTACGACAGGCAAAGTCCCAAAGCCTATAGTCGTTTTCTGACCTAACAAAGAATTTCCAAGGGATTTCGGTTTTCAAGTATTCCTGTAGATGAGCGTTCTTCTCATCTGTCACCAAAATAATTTCATTGGGTTTTTTGTTTAGATTATGAACAGCGGCTAGCCATCTGGGGAAAAACTCGTCATAACCAGATCCCCAAATTGCTAGTGGCAAACTAACGCTTGGCGACCGTTTTGAAGACACTTTCAATCACTTCATTGAATTTATCGCCAATGACATCCCAGGAATACCCTCTGGCAAGCTCTAGGTTGTATTCTGAGACACTTTTGTAGGCTTCTTGGGACTTTAGCCGTTCTAAGGTTTCTATGACTTCCTGACCGGTTTTAGCGATTAGGCAACCATCTTCGTATCCTCTAGCACCAATCTGGCTACTTATCACCGGCAATCCATAACTAATTGCCTTGATTACTTTTAGGGATGTGCCGGATCCAGCACCCATTAGGTTTATGAAAGCGTGGGCATTGAGCAGATAGTCGTTCAAGGTTTCGTGCTCCACGTGACCTTTTAGATGAACATTCGGTTCTCGACTTTCTATAAAGTCGGCACATTTACCTAAAATAACAATTTCGTAGTCAGCTAAAACTGGCGCTAATTGAACCAGGGTCATAGCCGCACCGATGTTTGGTGGATGCGCACTCCCCATAAAAACTATGACATTGGATTTGTGTCCGGTTCTGTTAGGTTCGGCTGGCAACTCCACGCCGTTAGGTATCCAAGTTTTTGGACTATCCGTTTGTAGATTGTCTGTTTGAGAACAAAAAGTCACGTGGTTAGCGGCTAGTGCTAATTTTTCGACACGCTCAGTTTCAGCAATCATCTCTTCACCGGCAATTAGCCGTTTCATCTTTGTTTCATTATTGTGAGCGTCGTAGATAAATGGGCGACCTTCAATCGCGTCGATTTGCCAGGGATGTTCGAGAATGATTAGATCCGGGTCGTATTTATCAATAAATAGACGGAAAACATCCTTAGCACTTTTGCTAACTTGTAAATCCCATTCTAGATGCCGCACGTGGTCTGGGGTTGGCAAGAATGTCACCATCAAATTCTTAGCTTTCATGCGCCCAGGAGAACCTAGATAAGGCACTAAAACTTCGATGGGATGTTGCACACGCATAAGCAAGTTTTCAATTCTTTCACCACCACCGAACTCAGCCCCAACAAAGGGAAACGGTGCTAGAGCCATAATTTTCATACTTAGTCCTTTAGTAGTTTTTTCAAAGTCGGCATCCAGTTTTCACGCCAGATCTTTTCAACATCGAAGTTAGAAGCAAAATCCACAGATTCTTCGCTTCTGGATTTGCCCTTGTTGTAAGCCTGTTCTAGTGCCTCAACAATCGAAGGAACTTTAGGTATCATCCACCAAGCCTTCTGCGCACTATCCCATTGCGGTTGCCCATCGACTAGCCAGCCATCCTTAGAAACTAGATCAGCGCTCGCCGCCCAGTTAGATCCGATTACCCTAGTGCCACAAGACTGTGCTTCCATAGTTGGCACACCAAATCCTTCGCCCATACTTGGCGCGAGTAAAACATCCATGCCGGAATAAAGCGCCGCCATAGTTTCATCACTTACGCCGTATCGATAGTCGCGAGGGTCAGGAAACATCACATCATCTTTCTTCAACCCACACGCCATTATTAGATCCGGCAAATTCCATCCACCGGCAAATCCCAATGGCTCTGTGTGTAAATAAAGAACTGCGTCCGGGTGTTTTTGTTTGAAAATAGAGAACGCCAAGATGTTTTCGCTATAAGACTTGCGATGAACTAAGCCGCTGGATTTGTTAGCCGCTACCATACCAACAACGAACTTGTCTTTGGCGTCGAAATAATCAACGACTGTTTGTCCGTTAGGCATCTTGGTTTTAGGTTTGAATTTACTTGTATCTATGCTGTGAGGGATGTAAGAATGCTCAATCCCTTTAGCCTCTAGCAGTTTTCCAGCGTTCGGAGCCATCGTCAAAGGATGAACATTAGGACGGCGTAGCCAAGCCTCAACTAGCGGCGGCAAGGTTATGTGATCTACTGGCACCCAACTCGCAATTTGCCTGATGTCCGCGAATTTAGGTGAAGTAAATACCCAAACATCAAAAAGCGTAATCATTAGATCTTTGAGTTTCGGGTGCTGTTCTGCCCAATGTAAGTGGTCACCTGGAGCAACATCATTGCTATAGGCATCGAAACCACGTGGGTAATGGGGTATAGATCCGTATGGGGTTTCTAGATTTTCAAAGCGCCCATCTAATCCATAGTTGCTTAGAGCGGCGACATCCAATCCGTG